AAGACTTTCGTCTTGTACTGGCTTGCGTTTCATCTGGGGGTTCTCCTTTTAATACCACAATTCACAATCGAGTTTTAATACTCCTGATCTCAAGTGGGTTTGTTCGTCTAATACTGTTGTATAATATGTTACATCTGATGGCTTTTGCCAACTAACTACGCCACCTAAATTCGCATCCGATCTCATAATTAATTCGATATTTTCCATGAGACTATTAATGTCTTCGTCAGCAGGATCTTCGTCAAGAGATACATAATTATCATTCCAGACGGTCCCTACTATAGATATATTTACCGTCGCTCTTCTTTTCGTAGCTAGTTGATTTGAGGCTATATCTTCTCTACGAATAGCTTTATTTTCTATAAAGCAAGATACTAAAGGAAAGAAACTAGGCTGTGGAACTATCATCTGAGGATTAATTTTTAAGACTTGTTTTACTCTCTGAGAATTGGCTAGACCGTTAGAAAGATCTATAGGAGAAGCAGTAGTGGTATTGGCCGAAAGAAGTAGGTCTCTAATTCTATCTTTTATTAGGTTTAAGTCTGCGATGGTAGCCATATTTATATACCCTTCTCAAGCATGTATTGTAATGTTTGTATTTCTATTTTGTCGAATCCTGCTTTAGATAGCCACATAAAGTCACGCTTAGGAAGTATAGGTCCACCGATATCATGAGCGGCCGCATATGGAAAACCACGCTTAGTCTTAGCATTATTAAACCAAAGAATACCGTTCCTAACCTTTCGTCTAGAATTAGGCTGGAAGTTATTTCTTAGACGACCTGTATCTTGAAGTATTTTATTACCACCCTTGCCCTGCTTATCCATTTGCTCTTTATAAAAAGTAGACCATTGAGCCCAGGGACCACCGGAGCCCATCTCTTGCTCGAAATGGCGTATAACATCTTCGTAAACAATAGCGGATAAGAGCCCTACATATTCTTCGGCTCCACCTTTTATATTTTTTGTTTTCTTTTGTAGGTCTTTTATAAACGCGGTTACTTCTTCGTTCTCGAATTCCGCTATATCTATAAAATTATCTGGCATGATCTAGTCCCTTTCGGAGTCTATATCATCCAATTTATTAGGATCGACTCTCCAGTTAAGTTGATCGTCCTCGTTAAATGTATTCTCGTAATCCTGAGTAGTAGATTCGGCCGCATAACCAGAGTCCGCAGAATCTGGGATATTAGATCCCGAAGTATCGGTAATATTCCCTTTGTATTCTGAGATTAATTTTAGATTAGAGATAACATCATCTATATAAGACTTGGCTCTAACCATAGCATCTTTACCACCTCTTGACATATTTCTATACATATATCCTAGTGCAAGATTCTCCGTGAGGCTCGTAACTAAAGGCGGTACTGACCCAGCGACCCAGTCACCTACATCGTACCGCTTAGATAAATATTTATTTACTTCATTTTCGGCCTGGGTAAGCACCTTATCTGCTAAAGCCGAAGTAGCTGTATCGAAAGTAGTTCCGATCATCAGTATTTGAAGGCTTGTTGTAGTAGCATAGGTCGACATTATTTTAACCTTTCAAATATATATTCATGCTTTGGATTTATTGTCTCATTATTTATATATCTAGATATTGTTTTATGGTTAATATTATAAGCCTTTGCTGCGTTTCTTAGACCAAAAATAATACATACTTTTAAAGTTCTTTTATTTGTTACTTTTATTTTTAATTTTTCTAAAGGAGTTCCTAATCTTTGAATTCTTTCTTTTGAAGAAAAAGATTTTGTTTCTAATCTTATATTATCCAAAGAATATCCTTTATTATGATCAATTCTTCCAATAATTTTTTTATCAACATCTTTAGTTTTATTTAAATAGAACCATCCAATTAATTCTCTTAATGAATAATGTACTTTAAATCCTTTTTTTCCATATTTTTCATAACTTTTATTTTTTTTATTATAACATCTACTTCTTTGATTCTGCCATGCATGAGCTATAAAAATATACTCAGATGGCAAATATTTAAGATTCTTGCCTATTTTTCCAGAATAAAAAAACTTGCCATCCAAGTTAGTAAACATGCCTTAGTCCTTATTTATTTAAAGCTTCGATTGCTTTAGAAGTATATTCTTGAAGAGCATCTTGACCGATCCAAACTTTATCTTTCTTCCACTTAAGAATCATATCCTTAAGAACTGCGGCTTCTTTCTTTTTTGGACCGATAGAGCCTACATACTCTTGGTGAGCACCATTTTTTTTGATAGTAATCTTTACTATCTTATTTCCAACTTGAGAAAAAACTTGCTCATAGTCTTGTTTTACTTTTGCTTTTGCTGATTTTTCTTTTGCTAGTTTCTTTGCTTGCTGATTTGCTTCGGTGCCTTTAGCTTCTGCAAAGGTTTTTGATTGTTCTTGTGCTTCTGACATGAAATGGCTCCTTGAGATAATAACGGGGATTTAAATTGATTGACCGGACCAGCAAACCCCCGTTTAAACCAGCCCAGTCAAATAATATCTTAGGAATATCTTAAACTGTATCTTTAATCATATATCCAGTTAAAGAAGCTACTACCTTCGGTTGATATTTGATCTCAACTTCGATGGCGTTAGCATTTCTTTCTTCGTCAAACCACTTACGAGTTCTTGGTGTTGAATTCAAGAACATATAAGCAGAAGAAGGTTGCTTAAGACCTGGAGCTGCTGGCTTCCATCCAACGAATGCGAAATCAGAGAAGAAAGGAACGATAGTTGATGCTAGTCCTTCTGCTGCTGTATCTTGCACTGACACTGGAACGTGAAGTTCTGGAACTCCGATCAAAGCTTGGATCATCGACTTAGACACTTCTGAGCTTGTGTACTTCACTCGATCTAAAACAGAAACATGGTTCTTAACCGCGATGAAACCATCACGAGGTAAAATACCGTAGTTAATTGTTTTACCAGAGTTATTAATAACAGTCGTGCAGGCTGTATCAAAAACTGGAACTGGATCTGAAGTGATAGTATTCGAGCTAAACTGAGCACCAGCCGCTAGAGATACGTTCAAAGACCAGTTAGTTGTAGTAAAAAGAGAAGCAACTGACAACTCGATTCTGCGATAGATAGCGTCTGTTAAATTCTCAGTCGTATCAATATCAAGAGAACCTTGATCGTTGTTTTCTTCTTCGTCTACACCTACATAATCTTTAAGCGCATGCTGTTCTAAAGCGTATGAGCTAAGAGAAAATTCAAAATTGAACTCTCTAGCAACACCTTTAGGAGCGCGCTTAGTTTCTGGAACTCTAAACATTCGGTCATAAACACGGTAGTAATCCGTATCTTTTTTAACCGGGATTTGCGGAAATACTTTATCCCAAATGTACTCTTCGTTCCGATATTGAACGGATACATTCGAGAGAAGCTGATTCACATGTAATTGATTCTTTAATGGCATAACTTAACTCCTTTCTTATCCATTCAATTATGGAATTGATTTAAAATGCGGGTTGATTAAAACATCTGCAATCGTACCAGTAGCGGCAACGCTAGGTCCGATCAAGATTCCGATAACGAAAGATCCTGCTGTTACGTTAACATGTGGAACACCTTGTCCAGCATTGTTAGAAGCAACATAAGAACCTGAAGTAACCGTATCGTTAAAATACAACTTTTGAATACCTGCAATCGCTACCGGGATAGAGGTTGTAGTATCTAAAATTGTATCAGTAGTAATACCAACCGGGATCTCGGATGCACTTGCAGGGACTTTTACTGTTTGAGCAGTACCAGTCAGAGCAGTTACAATGCGATAAGCCGCGATAGTGGCATTAGCTCTCATTGAAATTGGTGGGATATGTGACATATTTAACTCCTTTCTTTATTTATTTTTTGCTGTCTTTCATGACAACTTTCATGGCTTGGCCGTAAGAAACATTTTTCTCTTTAGCATAAGCCTTAGCTTTCTTGTCCATCTCTGCTGCTAATTCAGCATCTTTTTTACCTTTATCTCCGCCTTGCGAACCTTCATCTAAGTTAACGCCAGATCCGGCTTTGAAAAGTTTCAAAATTTCTTTCAGAACATCTTTTTTATTTAAATTTTTAGAGGTATAGGTTTTCTTCTCTGGTCCTACTACTTCCATTACAAATTCCTTCATAGCTGGAGTTGCTAGGCCTTCCTGAGATAATTCACTAAACCATTTTTCTGTCTCAGCAGTTTCTTTCTCTTCTAAAAGTTTTAGTTTTTCTTTCTCAGCCTCTGCTTTAAAAGTTTTAAGATCTGATAACTCTTTATCTATAGCTTCTTGCTTTGCTTTAAATTCTTTTAGCTGAGTTTCGCTCTCTTCTTTTTGTTTTTTTTCTAGAGCTAATTCTGCTTCTAATTTTAATTCTGCTTCAGTTTTCATATTAACGTTCTCCTTTTTAGTTAAGTCTAAATCTAATGAGTACAAGTCGATCTCGTCGATTTGTGCTAATTTCTCAAAGTTATCTTTTTGATTATAAAGTGCTAAGATGTCGCTTAGATTCATTACCCCTGGGGTATCGGAGCCAAGTAGGGCTACCGCTGCGAGCATTCTTTTATAAGTTTTTGCGCCTATCTTGATATTCCAGAAAATCTCAGAAGAGACCTTTCTATAAGCTTTCTGTTTTATTAAAGCATACACCTTACTGGGTATGTCAACAAAATCCGCCATTAATTTATCACCCTGGATATAAACTCGATCAATCCACCCCGCAGCCGGTAATCCATCGGCCTGTAAAAGTTTCTGTTTAGCATCATGGCCTAGTTTAATATATGGTCTAGCTCCAGATTTAGTTTCTTCAAAAGCTAACACCATTTCTTCTAGATCTTCTCTAGTATAATTATCTCCATTCCATTTTCCGGTAGAGAATATTTCTACACCTTTTATTTGTTTTAAATCCATATCTTAACTCCTTTATTTAACTGAAAATCCTGATCCTTTATTATCCTCGATAAATTTATCTACGCTTTCTCCGCGAATAGTTTCGGTCGGTTTAAAAGACTCGAATTTAGTAATCGGGATTAAGGTCGAGCGACAATTAAAATGCATCGGTGGAATTGGGGCATTATCTGCGGTAAAGAATTTTCCATGAAGTCCAGAGCAAATCTCTGTGGTCCTGTCATCCATAATCGCAGAGTATTGATACCCTGTTACTACCCCCGTAGATTGGAAGTAATCATAACGGCCATTATTCATAACCTCGGTATGTTTTGTTCTACCGTATCTCTCTAGAGAGGTTTGAGAAAGCTGCTCTAGATCTTTAGATAGTATAGATAAAACCGAGCTTAAAGGGCGGCCGTCCTTGATCGCCGCAATAAGCTCTACTCGAGTTTTCTTTAAAATAGCATATTCATAGTCTCCGACATACTGAAAGACTTCTTCGTCTAACACTTCAAGAAACTTTGCTGGATCTAAAGGCTTAGCGAAATTAGATTTCGTTACCTCGACCTTCGCCTGGTTTATAGAATCACGGTAGAGCTGATAGAAAGAATTCTTAAGTACTGTCTTTAAATCTTTTTTATACTTAAGATTTAAACCATCTATTCTTTCTACGTTTTGATTTTGTACGATCTTCTTTTTACTAACTTGATCATATAGATCCATTAGCATTTTATTTACGATAGGCGCGCATTCGTTCATTAGAGACTTGTCATAGTCATCTAACTTGGTTTTCATCGCCTTAAAATCTACTTTCCGAGAATAATCTCCAGGTGTCGCGTCGTAAGCCTTTGCGAACTCTTTTTTGTCTTCAGTATCATCGGGCTTCTCGGCTTTCTTATCTGGTTCTGGTGGATCTTCGTCTTCGATTTCTTCTTCTTCTGGTTTTCCTGTTCCTGGTGGAATCGGGAATTGTTCTTGGAACTCAACTTCACCCTCTGGGAAATTTACAAGTTTTCTGAAATGATTTATCTCTTCTTCGTTAGGTTTATAAGTTTTGCTCTTAACGGCTTCTAACCAAATCTTAGCAAGCTCTAAAGCTCGATCTTGATTTAAGGCATTAAACTTAAACTGAGGCGGTTTCTCTATAAATCCATAGTTATATTGGATTAAGATTTTCATGATCT